TATGCGAAGAAGATGGTTCGTCCAGATATGTACGGTCTAGTCGTCGTTCGTGGTCTACTTGGTGAATCAGGTGCTTGATAGTTAAACTATCTTAAAACCTAAGCCCCCTGCCCTGTGCAGGGGGTTTTTGTTTATGCTCTCACTATTTACTACGATTAGGAGGCTGAATGAATGCCCACAAACTTAGAACCCATTTCCCAAACAAGCGCAGTAATTTTATCTTCAACAGGTGATCCTTCGGCAGTTGCAGCCGCTGTTCCTTTTGGAGTTTATAATGACTCACAATACTTTTTAACTGGTGCAGCAAGACAGGTCGATTTTGTTTATAAAAGACTTGGTGGTGATGTAGTTGATATTGAACTTACAAATGCAAATGTTTATGCTGCTTATGAAGAAGCAGTATTAGAATATTCTTATATCCTTAACATGCACCAAGGAAAGAATATCTTACCTGATGCTCTTGGTAAAGCAACAGGAACCTTCGATCATAATGGTGATACTTTAGCAGGACCAGAAGGAGTAAATCTTCAATATCCAAAAATTACTCTTTCATATGCAAACAAGGTTGGTGATGCGGTAGCAACTATGGCTGGTTTTGGTGGAACTACTCCAATTTATTCTGCCTCATTTACAACAGTTAAAAACCAACAAGATTACGATCTTCAGTCAATTATCTCTTCTTCATCTGCTTCCGGTGTTGATGATACAGGCGGTGCTGTGCCATATGCTGGTAAAATTGGAGATTCCAGAGTCATAATCGATAAAGTTTTTTATCGCTCTCCAATCGCCATGTGGCGGTTCTATGGCTACTATGGCGGTATAGGTGTTGTTGGAAACTACTCTACCTACGGTCAATATGCAGATGATTCTACTTTTGAGATCGTACCAACATGGCAAAATAAACTCCAAGCAATAATGTATGAAGATTCACTTTACACTAGAACTTCACATTATTCATATGAGATTATAGATAACAAACTGAGATTGTATCCCACTCCTCGTGGAGATGATAACTTTGCTGGTTATCTTGATCGTATTTGGTTCCGTTTTAGAATTGCAGATAATTCTTGGGGAGAAAATGGAGACACCAACACTGGCGTAAATGGTGTCAACAATATTAACACACTTCCATTTGATAACATTCCATATCAAAATATTAACTCCATGGGTAAGCAATGGATTCGCAATTATGCTCTAGCACTATGTAAAGAAATGCTAGGACAAATTCGTGGTAAGTTTCAGGCTGTTCCAATTCCCGGCGAATCAGTCACTCTTAATTATTCCTCGCTTCTATCCGAGGCACAAAAAGAAAAAGATGACCTACGACAGAAACTATCAGATATGTTAAAAGAAATTGAATACCCAGAACTCGCAAAGAAAGAACAGGAAAAGGTTACGGCAGCAGAAGAAACTCTTCGTCGCTCACCACTACCTATCTTCGTAGGATAATTAAATGTCAGATAATGAATGGTCCAGACCAGCAGCACCGCCTCCTCCACTCTTTCTTGGCAAGAAAGAACGAGATCTTGTCAAACAAGTCAATGATGAACTTGTAGAAAAGGTTATTGGACAACAGATACTATACTATCCTATAGATATGGAAACCACAAACTTTCATGAATTATATGGAGAAGCAGTAGAGAAAACTTTCTTACCACCTGTCAGAGTATATGCTCTTGTTAAGTTTGATCAGGATGATACTTCCTATCTTGACTCTGTTGGTATTGATAATGTATCAGAGATCACAATCCATTTCCATAAGAGAAGACTTACAGAAGACCAAAATGTTTTTGTTAGAGAAGGAGACTTTGTTTTATACGGTGATTTATATTATGAAATAGTTGCTCTTTCCTCACAAAGAAGACTGTTCGGTCAAGTAAACCATACATTTGAGATCTCTGCTAAATGCAAGAGAGCACGCAAGGGACTATTCGATGCTACCTAATGATTTTGATTTTGCACAATTACCAGAAGACAGAAAAGATTTTACTCTTAAAGAAGTAGGTATGTTGGCTTCTCGTATTGAAGATATTGATTATGCCATGTTTTCGTGGTTAAAAGAAGACCTAAACTTATCTACTTTAACAAACGAAGGGTACAAACAAACTCCAATCCTTTGGCAAACACCGGAAAGAGCATTCCAGATTAAAAACAACAAGGACTTAAGAGTTCCTGACGATCATAGTTCTGGTGCCATTACACTTCCTGTTGTGACTATCGAAAGAACAGGAATAACCAAAGACCCCGGAAACAAAGGTAGTTTTCAAGCACATATATTCTCAAATAGAAAAAACGGAAGAACTGGTCGCATGGTTATTGCAAAGAGAATTAAGCAAGATAAAACACGAAACTTTGCTGTCGTTGGAAACACAAGAACAAATACAGGTGGTTCAAGACAAAAGTATTTCCCCAGAGAAAATAAGAAAGTTGTTATTGAAACACTTTCTATTCCTATTCCAATCTATGTAAACCTCGACTATAAAATTATAGTTAAAACCGAATACCAACAACAAATGAATGATCTTACTCAACCTTTCATGACGAGAACAGGACAAATAAACTCTTTTGTAATGCGGAGAAATGGTCATATGTATGAAGCATTTATTGACCAAGGGTTTAGCCAGTCTAATAATGTATCGAATCTTGGAGAAGATGAAAGACAGTTTACTAGCGAGATAACAATAAAAGTGTTGGGCTATCTTATAGGTGAAGGCAATAGCGATGATAGACCTATTGTAACCAAAGAAGAGAGTATAGTAGAAGTTGCCTTCCCTCGGGAATCGGTAGTCCCAGCAGGTAATGATAACTTTTTTATTGACT